ATTACGTCAGGCTCGACTTCCCATTTCGGCTCCATTTCGAACTCCCACGCTGCCATTGTGTCGATTAATAATCGGTCAAAGTTTATCGTTAATAGCGTCGGGTCGTAGTCCAAGTCGTCTGGTTTTTTGTAGTCGCGCCAAACTTGCTGACCTTCGTAACGCTCGTATAGCCGAATAACGCGAGCAATTCGCTCCATTTCGTCAACACCAATCCATTCTTGGTCAGGTCGCAACCAAGGCATTGTTTCGTTGATTATATTCACGTGACTAACGCCCTCCTTTCGTACAAATTATCTTGATCGTTTAACTGACGTTAATGCCTTTGCTTTTCGTTTTCCGGCAGCTGAAATAGCGAGATGTGTAGCGTCAGGGCCGTCGTCAAAATTATGATTAGGATAAAGTTCAAACATCTCTAGTAACAATCGTTGGTCGCGTTTAAAACGGATTCTTCCACTTTGAATATCCGGCAATAATGATTCGATCCTTAACGCCTTTCTTGTTCGTTGCTTTATTTGTTTTAAACGAGTTGATGCTGGATAACCATTACGTTGAAGTGCTTCACCTAATTTATCTGCAAACCACTCTTGTGCCATTTGAGCCTCAACTGATATTGCTTCATATTGATATTTGAGCGCTTTTTCTACGACTTTATCTAGTAAAACGTCAGGATGAACTCTCTCAATAAAAGTATCCACGACATAAAAAATACCGTTAGGTGATCGCCCAACGGTAATAATCGCAGAATAGTCGCCTTTTTCTTTTCCCATCGCGAAATCTACACCGCAGTAATAATCTAACGGTTTATCCTCGATTTCGGCGTCTGTAAAATAAACAAATTCTTCCGGTTTAAAAATTTGCGATTCCTCGTCGACTGGATTTCCGAGATATTCCTGATTAAACGCCCGCGCGCCGATATTTTCGCGTTTTTCCATGAAATACTTATACGAATACATTTGCGGCCAAAGCACTTCGGTGCCACGAAGCATTTCTTCTTTATTATCTTCGTAAAACGCATCGGCTTTGTCTTTCGCTTCTGGGTCGTCGGAATTATAAATTTTACGCCATTCTTCCCACAAATCCTCTCGTTCACTCCAAGATAAAATAGCTGGGAATTTACGCGAAACAAAGTCTTTACGCTTTGTTAAAACGTGATTTAATAACGAATCGTAATGGACGATTGTCCCCATATAAATACACATACCGCCAAATCCTAGCGCTTCAAGCATCTCCGATCGGAACCAGTGTAAGTTCTTCGCGCGAAGTTCTGGCGTGTTCGTATTTTCAGCACTCTCTAAATCGTCGAGAATGAAAAGACCAGGTCTTTCGGAAAGGTGGCGTAGGCCACGAATCTGTGTTCCGATACCTTTCGCTTCGACTTTCGTGCCCGTAGACGTGATGAATTCGTATTTGTTATCGACTTCATTCATCGAAGGCTTCGGGTGCAGCAACTCACCGAAATCTTCGCGAAGTTTTTCGTTGAACTTCAACTGGTTTACCGTCCACTTGATAAAATCGCCGGCGACATCCGTCGTTTCCGATACTTCGACGATATATTTTTGTAATCGATAAACAACTTGATGACATAAATACGAGTTTGACAAATATGCTGTTTTTGCGTGACGTCTACCGACTGACCACGCGACGTTTGTTTTCACTTTACCGCTTGTAATTTCGTCCAACAGCGAACAAAGCGTTTTATGGAAGTCCGCTGCGCTTTCTATCGTTTGTCCTGCCGGTATCAAATTCGACGGATTACTAGGGTTTAGTTCTTCCGAAAAATACTCGTAAGTGAACCGCAACAAGTCGTATTCACACGCATGAACACGCTCAAGCTTTTCGAGCAACGTCAAATTCGCTTCCAGCCGGTCGAGATCGTAGTCAACCGCTTTATTCGTTTCGATCAGCCGGCGAATTAGGTTGTTTTCTTCGCGAAGTTCGTTTATTAGTCGTTCGCGCGCCGGTCGATCGAGCCATTTACCGTCTACAAACGCCAAACTACTCGCCGTCCTTTTCGCCTAAACGCGCAAGTAACGCCGCTTTACGCTCTTCGAACGACTGGTTGTCGCGATTATCGTTAAGTGTGATTTCGGTTTTGTCGTCAAGATCGCCGACGCGCTTCAAGAACAATTCGATTCCTTTCATCGAGCCACGCGAAATACCGTCGATTAGTTTTTTGTAAACGAACGGCAAATACGTGTTAACATACGTGCTGGCAACGTAATTTTTATAAGCGATAAAGTTTTCGTCGCCCGTTTCCCATCGATGTAGCGTCATGCGTGAGACGCCGACCTCAGCAGCGATTTCCTCTTTCGTTTTGCGCTCGTCCTTATCGGTAAAATCGTATTCAACGAGTAAGACCGCCGCTTCCTTTTGACCGGGCTTTAGTTTCGTTTCGTCGTATTGAAATCGTTGCATAATACGTCCTCCTTTCGTGGAAATATTAAGAGGCGCCGGATTGACGTGCTTCCAGCGCCTCTGCTATTCGTTTATTTGCGATTTCAACGTATTCGGGTTCGCGTTCGATACCGATAAATTGACGGTTAGTGTTAATTGCCGCAACGGCCGTCGTGCCGCTTCCGATACAGTTATCGAGGACGATTTCGCCTTCGTTCGTGTAGGTGCGGATTAAGTATTCGAACAAGGCGACGGGTTTTTGCGTTGGATGCACGTGGTTCCCGTCACGTTTAAATTTCAGTGTTTTAAATGGGTATCCCGTAGTCTTTTGTTTATACGTTCTTCCCTCGCGCATTGAAGTTTTATGTGCTTTGCCTAACTGACCTCCAACACTTTTACCGTTTGTTACCTCCTTGTCCACGGCTACAGTTCCTTGAGGGTAGTATCTAATTGGATTTTTAGTTCCGTTATTAGATCCGCCCTTGCTAAATATCGCAATATCCTCAGTATTATTTAAGGGCTGAAATTTAGCCGCGAAAAAATTACTCGCATTTTCCTTTTCCCATATCCAACAATATTTAAATAATTTCGGATTGCTCATAATCAATGCGCTAGTAAACGGTTGCGTAGCTGTAAGCGCTATTACTCCATTATCTTTGATTATCCGTTCATACTGCTCCCATAACGGTTCAAACGGAATAACCGTATCCCACTTGCACGCTGTCGTGCCGTTAACCATATGGAAGGTCGCACAAAATCATGTCGATGGACTTGTCGGGAATATACTTCATTAACTCTAAACAATCTCCTTGATGAATTTTATTGATTTCTAGCCCTTCCATAATAGGCATCACCTCCTAAGAACAAAAGAAAACGCCTTATATAAATAAGGCGCTTTTCGTTCCCGTTTTTATTTTGAATTTGTCCCATTCTTCTTGTGTCATATCGCACTTTGCTCGATTTTCGAACCAACTAAGTATTTGCAAATTACTTAACTCCCAACTACCGCCTCTCGATAAAGGAACGATATGGTCGAGTGACGGTCTATACCATTTATCGAATCCTGATTCCTTCCAATGATTGAAAACTATGTTAAATTGCTCATCGTAGTAAAATTTTAAAATAAATTGTTTATATCGCTCTGTATCGAAATGAACACTAACTCTATCCCGCGTTAATATCCTATTTAAACACTTTACCTTTTCTATATCGTCAAATTGATTATAAAAATCGAAGTCAACGTCATATTTTATATGAGCTACCATGTTTTTAATGTTGTGCTCTCGCGTCATTTTCTTTCCGTGTGACCACGGTTTGCTACCTTTGCGCGCTTCAGCTATTTTACGTCGGTGTTCTTCGGTAAACACTCGACGTCGACCTTTAGTTGTAATCTCGACATCATTCCGTAATAAAATGCGTTTAATCCGATGATGATTAGTATTAAATTTATCAGCGATTTGACGTAATGTCCATCGTTCATTAACGTATAAACGAACTATTTCTTTTTCGTCTTTATCATTAATTTCCGTCATATAAACAACCTCCGCATTGTTTATTTACTCCGATTTAATAAAAGTGGCGGAAAGCGTAATCGGAGTTTTACGCTTGTCGGAACGGTTCGCGACGCCGTTCCTATTCCGCCTATGTACCATTCTAATGTATTATATGCACAATTTCAAGGGTTCGAGTTTTAGAAATTTGTAAGCAAGTAGACTCCGTCAGGGCGCGAAGTTCGAAAACCGATACCCCCGGGGCTATTTCGACGAACACACGTTCGTTGTATATCGATGTATCGTATATTCATCTCTACTTTACATAAGAACTTTTATGTAATATACAAGCGATGAATAAACGTTGATATAACGCCATTTCACAAAGTTACGCGAATTATCGTTTATGCACGATTTTATGCAAACGTTGATATGACGCTATTTGCGGCGCATTTGCGAGTTTGTGAATACGTTACCGAATGCATAAATTTCGAATTCGAGATAACGCCAACCCCTCGAGTTTTCGGCGGCCTGTCCGTCGTGAACGCGTTGCCCGGCGAAATCGACCGTTCTCGTAACGGACAAACACGTGACTATTCCGATAAGCTTCATTATTATAAGGGCGAATAGGCAGCGTGTTACATCGGCACGGAAAAAGGCGGCCAAATGTGGCGCGCCTAACGTTTGTTTTTATCTATATACTTCTTCGAATAATCTTTCATATAATTTCTTCTGCGACCATACCATATATCTCATATACTAGTTCGCGACCATGTAGTTATACATGGGCGCAAAGTATTTATTGCTTACTCACACGTTGTTTACTACGCAGTTGCTTTCTCTTTGTTCCTTTTGGACATTACGGAATGTCCGTTTTGGACACTCCGGATTGTTCCTTTTGGACACTCCATTTTTTAGCGTGCTCCAAACGAGCTGCCTCGATCTCTTCCGCCAGTTTCCGTTGCCTATACTCTTTATTCTTATTATCAATTTCCGCAGCTGTTTCGATAAAGCGCTCGGCAACCTCCGGAAATCTTCGCAAAAACTCGTCGCGTTCAAGCGGATCATGCACGATGAAATAATCTTTATTCGCAACAGTTTTCGACTTAACAACGCTGACAAGACCGTATTTTATCAGTACGTTTAGGCGCTTGTTGAACGCTTTACGCTTTAGCCCGGATTGCTCGTACATATATTCGCGCGACAACCATACGGTATTATACATTTCCGATTCAGGATTGCTATTTCGCCATGAACGTAAATAAGCGTAAAGGCCAGCGGTTGTAACGTCAAAATCGTCCAGCAGCGTATATAAGCGGATTAGAGTATTTGAAACGCGGGAAAACCCGCCTTCATCGCCGAAATGTTTCTTGATTAATTCGTCGTTCATTACTCATTCCTCCGTTTACTAATAATTAATTCCGTTAACTAATGCGCCCTTGTGCCTTTGCTTGCGCCTTTCTTTCGTCATACTCGTCTAATAGCGTACTTAATTCGCTTGTACGCTCGAATA